GCCCTACAATCTGTAAGGTTATTACCACGATTTGAGGTGGAAATGGATTTGACAATTTATGCCCGTTAGAGGATAATTGGAAGGGTCACAATTGGTGATGAGATGGGATGAGAGGATAGTATGGGAACTAATAGTAGTATTGAAAGAGAAGATAAGATAGTAACTGAGGTGTTAGCTGTACTTGGGGAAATGGGAAGGGATGACTTGGTTGATGGGTTAAAGGAGGTTGTTGAGGGGTTAGGGGATAGGGAGAGGAAGGAGTTGTTACGAACTATAGATATATTAGAAGGTATTATTAATAATGAGAAATAGAGGACAGTAATGCGAAGATATAGAAAACCTATCAAAGAGGTATATGTAAAGGAAACATCAACTATTACATCAGTTTCCTGTAAATTTACCTTAGAGAATCTAAGAATACTAATGCTCCTAAGAGCTATGTCTTATAATAATTACATTCCAGACGTAGTCTGTAGTATTCCTTTAAAAGCATACTCACAACTATTTAACATCTCAGAGGAACAAACTCTAGCAGACTTTACCAAGGCAATGGAAGAACTAAAGACTTTAGAGATAACTCCTAAAGGAAAATCTAGTTTCACAGGCTGGATACTAAGTTATGAATTTATAGAAGGTAATGCTGTGTTCTACTGGAATCCTAAAGTAGAGGAACTAGAATCTGAAGGTAAAAGTTACCATATCTGTAAACTAGATTATCTCAAAGGTATGCCAAGTGTATTATCTCTCCAACTATATAGATACCTAAGCCCTTATATTTTCTTTAAGAAACATTGTAACTATACGGAATCTCTAGTAGATATTTTAGGAATAGAAAACTTTACAGGAAAACCAGCAGAGTTAAAAGAACTACTACTACCAGTTATAGAGGAAATAAATAAAAATACACTACTAACAATACATTCAATAGCCAAAACAAATAAAGGATTATCATTCTCACTAGGTAAAAAACTATATGTCAAAAAATAAACAATATCTAGTCTGTGAAGCCCATGAGATTATAGATAGCAGTCATTACCTGACTGAAAGTGAGCTAAAGCTTATTCAACTATGCCTAGCCGGAATTCATCAAGCAGAGCCAATATCTTCAGACACTTTCTATACTATAGATAAGAAAACTTACTCTAATCTATTTAATATCTCGGAAGAAGCGGCTTATCAAGCACTTGTTGAAGCTTGTAAACTACTAATGACTAGAACTGTAATTCTAAAATCATCTCTACTAGACCCAGAACAGAATGAAAGGAGCAGAACAGTTATAAACTGGGTAAGTTCTTGTAGATATAACCCAGAAACATCCCAAGTAGAACTTAAATGGAGTAAAGATATTCTATCCTTGCTATCACAATTTAGCCTAGACCAGCATTATTCTAAATACTTTCTATCAGATACTTGTGACCTAGATAAACTTCACGCTTTAAGATTATATAGAGTAGCTAATAAATGGGCAAAAGCAGGTACTAAGACATTTGAAATTGGAGAGTTTAAAAGATTACTAGGTTTCCTAGACGGAGAGTATCCACAGTTCAAGAACCTAAATCAGAAAGTTATTAAGCCTTCAGTCCAAGCTATAAATGAACGTACAAATTTAAAACTTTCTTATACTTTGAAGTCAATAGGTAGGAATGTTTCTAGTATTACTCTTATTATCCGCAAATAGTTCTGGTATAATAGCTTCAACTACAACAGGAGCTATTATGTCAACTTATTTAGAAAGATTAAGAGCTAGGGAGCTGGAAAACGTTAAATTGGCCTGTGAAACGGTCGATGATGACGAAAATAACGAGGCTGACTGCGCTGATGACGCGATATTCATAAAACAGGCCATTGGCGAGGGTGACGAGAAAAACAGCGTTAAATGCGAAAATTAGCAAATAACGCCATTCCAGTACCTAGTCTACTTTCTAACAGTACCCTGTACCTTATCATAACTACGCATAGCTCCAAGACCTAATATACCTAGTAGAACTTGCATAGTTATATCTGTATCTATAGTAGGGAAAGAGCCTGTGTAGCCAAATAGTACATTAGCTATGAACCGAAGTAGTGGCTCTAGTATAGAGCAATAGGCTAGTGCAAGTCCACAAATCCAGCCGATAAATGGTCTCCAACCTGAGGTAAATAGACTAGAACTACCAGCTTCTACCTTATTTACCTCAATCTGAGCTAGTTGTAACTGGTAGTTGTTGTTAATTTCAGTAGCTGCGGCTTCTAATTTACCTTTAAGTTCTGTATCGGCATCTGGAAAGAACTTGTCTAGGCCAGTTTTAACTAGGTCAAATCCTGCTGTTATAGGGTCAAGTGACATAATAGCTCCTATACTGGCTGAGTAGGCCAGATAACATTAAATGGATAACCTTCTTGTTTTGTTATATCTCTAAGTTGCTGGCGATAGAACTGCCAAGCATTGTAGTTTTCTAATCTTGTAGATGCTGATACCGTATCTGTCCAGTCAGTTGCAGTTAATAACCTTTGACGTTCTAATTTTACTTTACTAGCTGCTTCGTTGAATAGTAGTTGTTGGTAATTTTCAGGTTCTTCCCATTGTTCTGTTTCTAGGTTCCAGATGTGGTAGTTAGAAGGTTTGCTAGACAAGGGTTTAAGCTTGTTATTCTTTATAAAGCTATTACCTATAACTTCTCCAGAATTAACTAAGCTTTCAGTAAGTAATAAGACTACGGAACCTCCACCTATAGCCGCTCCGTCCTCAAATGCATCTACTACTATTTCTTGGTAACTTTCTATAAAACCTGTTTGTTTATTATATATTATTACATTTTGTGTCATTTAAAACTCCGCTATATTTCTTGTTGTTCCTTTATGACCTAGAAAGAAACCTTGGTCAACTACTAAATTCATACCTGAAAAGTATTCTATTTCGGTTGCTCCTATATAGTTATTATTAGGCATCTGAAACGCATCAAAAGAATACCATAGAAAATAGTCTGAACCACCTTCTATAGGATAACAGACTTGACCAAATTTACCTAAGGTTGAAACCTCTAAATACCTACGTTTACTAGAAGAAGGCAATGATATTGGGGAACCTTTAGCTCCAGTAGCTATAAACTGTGGTGTTTTTAAGTTACTTGTATAGACAACTTCACCACTTTGATTGTACACATTGAGACCATATCCAGATAATGAGGGGAGTGAGTCGGTTCCAAGTACAAGAATAATAAAATCTAATGTAATTATATCTTCCGAGAGTACAGTAAATTCAGTAACCCCATAACCAAATATAGAGTAACAACTAATTATTGTGTTAGTATAATTATGGTCAGATATTAGTAAAATAGAATTTAAAGGGGCTGTGAATATGTGAGAGTACCTTGAAAAAGCCCCTAATGTGTTTAGATTAACACTACCATAGGAATAGACTTGATAATTCTTATAATTCTCATCTATTTGGATAGTATTACTGGTATTTATTGCTTGAAAACCGTAACTCATAATCTGAATACATATATAGAAAAAGTATAATTACTGACCCTCCAATATAAATCTACTGTAATCACTCCTGTAGATGTTATAGAGGCAAAGGCAAATTCAGTATCATCACTTATATTAGTAGAAAGCATCCAAGTACCATCGTCTACTATATCGGGAAAACTTACAGTCCCATGGTATTTATCATAAGGCCAGTCAGTAGAATTAACCATAGCAGCTGTCATGGCTAAATCTATCTTTCCCATATACCTACTTAATCTACTACTAATATCAACCTCAAGATTACCACTACTATCAAAAACCTGTAATCCATAACTCATAATACCTCCTATGCGCTCAAATTACCAAGTTTAACACGCAACACACCCGAACTGTCATAAACTTTAATAACATCTCCATTTTGCTCCATTCTAGCAGTACCAGTACCAGCACTAGCAATAGTTACAGAACCATAAGATGTTAAATTACCAGCTTTATCCAGTTTCCAGCCTTGTTTGGTAGTGTTATTAAAGTTAGTACTCTGAATATAATCCTTAATAGCAGCATTACCAACAGTAGCAGAACCCATTTGAGCTTCTGTAGTGATAACAGCACTATCAGTAACTAACTTTCCAGAATTAATCGAATTAGCAGCTATCTGATTAGCGCCTACAGTACCAGCTATAAGATTACTTCCATCAATAAATGCCTTACCATTGCCGACATTTACATCTGTACCACCTCTATAAGTTGCAACTACAATAGAACCAGTAACAGCAAGAGTTATATCTGTGGTTGCAACAAGTGAAGTTCCTGTTCCTGGGTAGTAAATATAAATAGTACCTGAACTCCAAGCAGTTGGCGTAGCCCCAGCATTTATAGTACTAGGGGTTCCATTATTCTTACTGACTGTACCAGCAGTCCAACTAACTTTATTAGCTGTAGGGTCATTTGGTGTAAATACTAGACCTGAAAAACTATACTGTGTAGCATCTACAGTTACTGTGGTATGACTAGAACCATCTTCAACTATATTAAGCCCAGTTTTACCAAAACTATCATAAGCAGCTAGTGCGTAGAAGTAGGGAGTAGTGTCTGGGACATTAAGAGTAATATAAGTGTCAGCCCCGTCATAGACTAGGGAACTATCATCCTTGGTAAAACCAGCAGTCGTACCTCTCCAAACCCTAAATCCAGTAACATCAATTTCAGTTAAAGATGTAACTCGGATATAAACAGAACCTACACCATTTAAAATGGTAAATGTCTGAGCAGCAGGAACACTATTATTAGGCACTACCTCAACATAATTGGATAAGTCACCAATTAAATCTCTACTAAAGACTCTAACTCTAAACTGTCTCTGAGCAGTACCAAAGATAGCAGCATTTTCAGCAAAAGTAAGTAGAAAATCACCGCCTCTATCTGTGTTAGGGGCTACTGTATAAGTGCCTTTAACAGTACTGGTAGTGTAGTCTAAGACCTGAACCACATAGTCTTTAAGTTTATCAACCTTAGTATCATTAGCAACTGGAAAAGTCCAAGTCAGCGGCAAATCTCTTTGCTGAAATACAACGCCAGCAGTACTAGGAACTACTACATTAGTTGGCGGCAGCAAAGTAGAAACGGCAGTAGCAGTTCTAAAGTTATAAACAATACTAGTTACAACTGAACGTAGTCCAGAAAAAGGATTAACAGCCCAGACATAAATCTCATAGACACCTGGAAGTGGGTATTCAATGTCGAAGTCAGATGTACCTAAGTTTCTAGCTTGTTGATACTCTTGATTATCTCTACGATATGAAACGTCAAAAGTAGCTCTATAGTCCTCAGTACCACTAACATTCCAATCCCAGTCAACAGCTAGTTTAGAGAACTCAACTACACCATTAGACGAGAACACTTCTTCTATTGTAATGTTACTAACAGCTGGAACTGTAAAGTTATTAAAGTTAATAAAACTACCAGAAGGCGTAGCAATAGAACCTACATTCTCAATATAACTATACTTAGATTCATTATGCGTTAGCCCTGTAATTGTATAAACGTGTTCATCATCCTTATCAACCTTGATAACTTTAACTGTCCTAGGAGTTAAAGCTGTAGTTGAGAACAACACAGTACCGCCAACAAAAGGTATCTCACTTCCAGTATAACTAACACTAGAGAATGAGCCATTAGTTTGTGTAATTGCTTTCGATAAGAACGTAGTTCCATCATTACCGATAAACTGAATAGTATAACTAGCATTAGTTAAAACTATTGAACGGTCTAAAGTCAGCGTTGTAGTGCCAGCTGAAAGCGAACTGCCAGTAATTATCCCATGTTTAGGGTCAGTTACGACATTATCACTGTCCATAACAGAAACTAACTCACCAATTTGATAAGTAGCACCTTGGAACAATTGTCTAAAAGTAACTAAATCAGTAGCATAGCAGTTGTTATAAAGAACCGCTCTAGCCTTTCTCAAAGCTTGTGCTTCACTTTTACAACCAAACAATACTACGTCAGAGGTTTGCAAGCCATATCTATCAATTAAAGTCTGTTCATAATGAGTAGCAGTATCACTATCACCAAATAGTTCTTCTCTAGCATAGGTTACATTGACTAGATTAGTTCTACCTTCTAGGTCATTAGATGAGTACTCGAAAACACCATCAACTACAGTAGCATTAGATACCACTTTAGTAATGCTTTGACCTGCGCCATCCCAGATAATTGAAATCTGACCTAGACTATTAGAGGAGAAGTTAGCATTACCTAGGTTCAACAGATAGGTTAAAAATGTCGGAACATTATCCCTTTCAATAAACTGAAAGTGCGCTGTATATCTAGGTTCTTGACCGCCTTTACCATCAGATACTAATTGGTCGCAGTACTGAGCATATAAATAAAAGGAACCTACATCAATATCACTAGCAGCAATCTCTAAACCCCATTCAGAGTCTAAGAAAGTAGAACCATGTTCTCGTAGAACCCAATAAGTTACCCAAGCTAAGTTATCAGTGTATTCTCTAACTGACTTAAATGCACCGTTCCATACGCCAGTATAAGCTCTAGTAGTTGGGTCATAATTAACTGGCAAAGGTAATTTAATACCTTTAACTTTGAACTTAATTTCAGGAATTGAACCACCAAACTGAGCAGCATCCTTTAAAGTAACACCAACTA